GTGCGGCGGCTTCCTGAAGCTCTGGTGTGCGCTTGAGCACGTCTTTGTGCGCCATGTTCACACGATCAACCGTAGGCTCAGGGAAGCGCCTTGCCAAGTTCTCGACTTCAGCGGTGTTCATGTTGATAGGCAGGTCGTTGCCAAACTGCATGGATAGCCTCGGCACTTCAATCTTTGGAGGCTTAGCCGCCTTCAATCCCTTTCCGACTATGAGCTTGCCACCTGCATAAGCAGGGACGCCGTTCTTCATCTTCTGGTTGTTCACCTCGAGCATCATGGTGTCAGGGTTGTTGGAGATGGACACCTTACCGCCTGCCTTCATGCCACCGCCTTCTACTCGCTTTTGCTCAGCGTTTTTCAGGTCTTCGAACTCTTGCCAAGTAAAGTACTTTTGTTTATTACCTTTCATGTCCCAACCAGCTTTTCTAATCTGATCTGCCGAGATCAAGTTGGTGTTGTTGAAGTCGCGGACGTCAGACCAATTGCCACCACGTACAAAGTCTTGCACGAATGGCAGGTATTCTTCTTTGGGCTTGGCGTTCTGCTTACCTTTAATTTGATTGATAAACGCAGGCATGTTTTCTTTTGCCATACGGATCTCGATGTCCCTGACATCATAGTCTGTGTAGCCGTTTGGCAGTTTCTTAGCTTCCTCTAACGCCGCCTCTTTGTACGGCAACAAATCTTCGTTGCGCAATTGACCTTTGAATGCACCTACTTCAACCGTAACGTGAGGTTCGCCTTTAGCGTCAACTAACGAGTAAACCTTGGCATCGCCTCTCTTGATGGCATTCCATCCACCAAGCCCGTAGCCAGAGTAACCACTATCACCTGAACTCTTAGTCCAATCGGAACTGCCTTCTGGTGGCTCGTAACCACGGACTGAGTGACCCATGGCGTCTGACTCCGCGGCAAAGTCGCCGGGTCGATTCAGCTCCACCCACTTCAGACCTTCTGGGTATTCTTTGTAGACAGGCAACTCAGCACGAGACGTCATACGAGCCTCGTTCATTTTTTTGGCAAGCTCTTGGTCGTACTCATAAGTGCGGCGTACTGCCTGCTCCATGCTGACCTTGTTCAGTTGCTCAGGGCGAATGCGACCAGTGGCTAGGTCTTCTTTCAACACGTCAACAACGTGATCAAACCCCAAGTCATAAGTTCCGCCTGAGTACAGTTTTGTCTCTGGGTCAAGCTTGGCAACAAACGGATTGATCTCACCAGCTCGCTTCTCGAAGCCGTGTATTCTTGCCATCAATTCATAAGACTTGTGATGCAGATCTTTTAACTTTGTGTCACCCAAAATCTCTGCCTTTTGAAAGCTTGGCATCTTGTCAAATACTTCACGGTCTTTAATGTCAAGACCGCCTTTACCTTTCAAAAAGTTAATAAAGTCGTCATCAATTTGTTTTTGATAATCGGCTATCTCAGCTCTGACCTCATCAAGCCTTTCATTAACAGTTGCCGCTTCTTGTATTTTTCCAGCCTTGGTTACCCTGATTGCATCATCGGATATGTTCTCCCACTGCTTAGCAAGATCAGACTTGCCCATGCCCTCAGCAGGGTAGCCTTCAGCTTTACGAATGGCTTGCAAGTATTCCATGCGGTCTAAATCGTTGCGAAGCGGGGTGTGGATGATGCCCTCTTCAGCCAGCTTACGAATTGGGTCGTCACGTGTACCCATTTCTTTCTTAACGTAGTTCTTTAGGTTACTGTCAATCCATTTATTGATAGCATCTTTTTGCGTAATAAGGCCTTCAACGGTGTCGCCTTCACGACCTATCATGGTGTCTACCTTCAGCCTGCGAAGGTCGCTTTCGGGAGTTCTAATCTGATCTTTGTCGCCACCGCCCAGCCAATTGCCACCGTAGGGCTTGACCACGTTGGACTGTGTGTTAGCACCCATCGCCATGACCATCTCACGAGGTAAGCCACCACGTTCAAAGGCGCCCTTGACGACGGGCTCCATAGCGCTCTCAATCTTCCTACCGACCTGCTCTGCGCCCCTGCCTGCCGTTCTCATGGCTTGGGACGTGGCTGGGCCTGTCAGGAACTGCAACGCCACCGCTTCGGGTAGCACTGGCGGGATCTTGTACTCGGTCTCGAGCTTCTCGAGGAAGTCGCCTACGTCACCTGCGTACTCATAAGCCGTGGGTTGCTCAGGCTTGTAGATGCGTTCCTGCATGAACTTGTCAGCCGCCTCGTCACCTTTGAACATGCGCGTGGGGATTGAGTTGATGCCCTGCGTAAGAGCTGAGCCAAGGAAGCGTCCAGCCTGTACGCCACCAGCCAGCTTCTCGAGTGGGGATCTGTCAGCCTGTTGCTGGCGCCTGAGTTGGGCGTCGCGTTCAGCCATGCGCCTGCTTAGCTCTAGGTTCTCTTTGGATGGAACGCTCAGGTCAACGTCGCCGTACTGTGGCAAGTCCATCGCTCTCTCGTCATCAACGAAGGGCATCGGCTGAGCAGGCTTGAAGTTCTTAGCCTTGATGTTCCCAACTCGTGGGTAAAACGCTGGTTTGTTTTCGTCAGCCATGGCTTATCCCGCTGAGTTGCTGTTAGCCCAATGATACCTTGGGTGTAGCCATTCGTCCATCATGCTGAGTACGGGTTCTCACGTTTCTTAGCCATACCGCTGTCCAAGTAGTCGTCCTCGTCGTAGTCGTCCCGCGGTGCTCCGTCGATGTCCAGCCAACCAGCATCACGTAGGAACCGCAAGCCTTGGGTGCAGGCGTCCACGAAGTCGTCGTGTGTTGAGTCAGGGAAGCTACAGATCTGGGACACAAAGCCCTCAGCCCAGTCCTTGACGTAGCCCTTCCTGACACTGCTCTCAGGGATCCACACACGCCCTGCGGCGATGATGTTGGACACAATGTTAAGGCGTTGGATCTTGTCAGCCCGACCGGGGTTGTACGCCCTCACTGGCAAGTGCCCACGTTGCAAGTCTTGTATAAGAGCTATGCCTGCGGACTTGTCTTCCACGAGGATCAGGTCTACGCGCTTCTTGTCCTTGCCCTCGCCGTACACCACGTCGTACTCCTCGATGACCTTGGGGCGTAGGTCTGGGTATTGCAGGCGGTCTTGCCAGCAGTCGATCACCATCGCGGACATAGGGCCGTCCAGCGGCTTGAACACACCGAACGTGACGGAGGCTGTCGGATCGTTGACAGTCTTCTCCGAGCTGGCGCAGTCGTAGCTTTGCAGGATGTACTCGAACTTGGGGAACGGCTTGTTAGGCGCCCACAGCTTGAACATGTCGCGCTTAACGATCCCTGATTCCTCAGCATCGATCAGCTCAGCGTGGATCTCCTGCCTGCCAATCTTTGTACCCTCATAGGACAGGATCTGCTTCTTAAAGCTTGCAGACAGGTTCTCGAGGTTGACGTAGGTAGATGCCGTCGTGAGGGCTACGTCGTCTCCTTCACGCCCTACGAGCTCCACAATGAGGTCTTTGGGACGTGGGGTGGTCGTGGCAATGATTTGGGTGCGACCGTCTGCCTTTTTCAGTCGTACGGCGAACTGGATGTTGTACCAAGCTTCATCGAGGTAATCCCAAGCGGCAAGCTCATCTAGCCATGCGCCATGGTACTGACCACCACGAAAGCGATCAGGCTCGCTGGCGCTGATGCCTTTGATCAGGCTACCGTTGATCAGGACGATCTCGTGCAGGGCTTTGTTGTAGTCTTTGATTAGGATCGAAGGGATCACAGCCATGAGTCCTGACTCACCCTCAAAGCACGTGCCGCGGACGTCCATAGACGTAGGGGCGGAAACCAGCCAGCGTGTGTTGGGGTTCTCCCACGCCCACCACCAGATCTGTTCAGCCGCAGTACGGGTTTTCCCTGCCCCACGACCAGCCAGCATGAGCCAGATACTCCACCAAGTACCTTGGGGTAGCTTCTGATGATTAAACGCGCCTGAGAGCCATTCCGTGCGCTTGGCGTAGGCTGAACCGTGGAAGGGGCCGCTCCTGCGCAGGTTGTCCTTGTCAGACAGGATCTCCAGAATCTCTGGCTCTATGACCGCGCTCATTCAGCAATCCGAATAAGCTCTAAGCGTTTGATCGCCACATCCATCTTCGCCTTAACGTCTACGTCGATGATGTTGCGGTCATCCTGCTCCTCAGAAGGCATTACACGCTCGTTGTACTTTTTAGGCGCCATGCGCGCCGCTGTCCACTTGCGAGTGTCAATCCGAAGCTTCATCCACTGGACGTAAGAGGAGTCGAACTTGACCTCGACCAGCTCACCGTTCTTGTCAGTCACGTGGCTCAGCTCTGGCGGTTGGTCGACAATGTCAATCATTTCATCGAACTGCGTCTCAGCTTGAATTTCACGAGCGCGTGTGTATTGCTCAAGAAAGTCAGCCTTGGTGGACAACCACGTCATCACTGAAGCCATGCTTGGCATGTCATCGTCTCTACAGATCTTACGTAGACTCTCCCCTAATCCTAGCCTTGTACAGATCTTGATAGCTAATGCATCTGAGTAGATGGAAGGTCTACCCATTGTTGGCTTCTCCTTTGTTTGCGGCTTACCTGTCACATCGGCGACTGTGTCGCTGGAAAGATCTTTTGGTTTCTTTGCCATCACTGAGCTCCTTTAACGCAAAGTTTAACGGATCTTTGTGTTTGTATGCAATCAGTCCTTCAATCCCCTCATGATCCTTCTATCCATGTCCTTGATGGTGAGCTTGTATTCTTTGTTGAGGCTTTCCAGTTTTGCGGCTTTTACGGTCGCGTATTTAAGCTTTGACTCAAGCTCCTGCACCTTGACCTGTAGCTCTGTGATGGCTTTGTTTGCCAGCTCAGGGTTTTGTTCTATCCACTCTGGCGCCCAGATCTCTTCGGTCATTTCTTGAGTCCTCGCACGTAGGCGGCGAAGCTTGCCGTGGTATCCCCACCGTTGCGCATTTTGTCAAACTCGAGCGCTATCTCTTCGAGTGTGTCGTTCCTGATCTTGTTTGTGATGGGGTCAAGCTGGCGTTGGATCATCTGCCTTTTGCGCCAGCCTAGCGCCTTCTCCCAAATGTTCAGTTCTGCTTCGCTCATGAGTTGCGCTCCTTCAGCAAGGCAATCGCTTGCAGAACTGCACTCGCTTGTCCAAGGTTTGTGTTGTAGAGCAAGTCTGTTAGCTCCTCATCCGTCAACCCCTTCCAAGGGCGTACGTAATCCTGTACGTCGTCGTCATCCATTGTTTTTCTCCAGCAGTGCGGCTTCAATCTTCTTTGCCCACTCGAGCACCATGATCATGTTCCAGTTGGAGCTCTCAGCAGTTACGCCTAAAGCTTTCTGAATCTCTTCGTCGGTAAGGCTTTTCCATTCAATCGCGTTCATTGCTCATTCCTTTAGGTCTTGGACAATCATTTGGGGGGATAACGGCACACCAGACGGCTTTGTATTGCCCTCTTGGTGCTACTTCCCACCTGTCAATGTACACGTCTGGCATGTTCTTCAACACCTTCCTGACGTTGGTCTTTGGTCTACTCAACAAGTCTGACAGCTCCTCTAAGGTCATGCCATCAGGTATTCCGCGGAGCGCAACACGTACGCTCTTGATCACAGCCATGGTCATGGAGCCCCTTTATCGGGCTTTGGAGCCGTTTTCTGGTCGCGTTGAGGGTCAAGGTGCTTAAGGAGCTGTTCGAGGTTTATAGGGGCTATTTTCTCAAGGCGCTGGATTTCGGTCAAAACGCAGTCAACACCTGCGTTGAACCCTTTGATGTAATCGCTCATTTTAGTTTCGCTCATTTCGTTGTGCCTTAGCTCTCATATTGAGGGTTTCTTTGAGGCAAGCCTGCGCCTCTTCGGCGGTCAGGATTCCTCTGCTTTGGAGCTGGGCGATGCCAGCCTTGAGGTGTGACACAGCGCAGTTCTGTGGCTTGTCCCAGATCCTCTGCATGTTGTTCAAGAGCTGGTCTTCCGTCATGGAGATCCATGGCTTGTTGGCTGGAACCACACGGCTCCATGTTGTTGTGTCGTACATCAAGCCACCTCTTTGGCAAGAACAAGTTGCAGGTTAGCCAGCAGTTGCTCGGCTTCGGCGCGAGTCAGTGGGACGCTCATCATTGAGCGACGACCTTGCAGGCACAGCCATACGCCCTCGTCGTATTGGTCGGCACTGACGCGAATTTCTGCCTCAGTGTTGATTGATGTTTCGATTTCGTTTGTCATGATGGTTCTTTCAAGTAAAGTGGGTTGATGGGGAGCCGTAGCCCCCCGTTTTGATTAACCTGCTTGCTTCTCAGCAAAAACACGCTTAGCTTCTGTGCCTTGAGCTACATACTCATCAGAGCCGTAAACTGGATCAACTTCATCCCAAAATGTAGGAGCTAAGGCTTTACCAGACGCAAGAGCGGCATTAACACGAGCGGCTAAACGCTCTGCTTTAGCAGAAGCTTCTTCGCGAAGATCTGGGAAGCAAACGTCGCCCGTCTCTTCGCAAAAAACTTGCTGAGTGCCGTTAAAAGTAACAGCGTGACGGAAACGACGACCAGCTTCGTTCTCGACAACAACATAAAAGCTATCGGCAATAAAAGGGCGACCGTCGCAAGCGTAACCTGCGTTGTACAGATCAGATGCGACATATGCTGTGTAAGATTTGTTCATTTTGATTTCCTTCAAGTAACCGCCTTATTGGCGTGATTGCATCTTAACATGAAATTAAAACGATTCAACAGTAGGGACTTTCCCTAATGCCATTTGTTCTTGGTAAGCCTTGATGATGAAGTCGTCCATCGCAGTGTCAACGCAGATCTCGGTGTATCCCGAGAGCATAGAGCCAAGGTGCCTGCGCTCACGGATCTCCCGCGGGATGCCGGGGAGCTTGTACAGGGTGCTGAACTCACGGGCTCGGTTGATCAGCCCGTTGTTGTACAGATCGTAGTAGCAGTTCTGCGCCTTGCGAAAACGCTCTAGGTGCTTGTTTTGCTTTTTGCCTTGGGGTATTTCACCCATGGCAGGGATAAGCGCCTGTAGGGGCGTTACGAGCGCTTGGTAGGCGCCTTGTTCGTTCCAGTACTTTGCCATGGTGTTCTCCTTAATCTGCTCTTGAGCCAGCGTATGCTGAGATGCCATGCTTGCGCAGGACTTCTGCGAATGCATAGGCGCCAGCTTCTTTGACGTCCATGGACTGTGTGCCGTTACCAGCAGGGTTCCAAATACACCAGCCTTTTTGCCAGTGCTTGCGACCCACGTTGTTTTTCTTGCACCAGCCCACGAAGGGGATACGTGCACTTGAAATGTCAACCCAAGCAAAGCCACAGTACATTGGCTCGCCATGTTTTTCCATGAAGGCGGACTCAGCGGCTTTAGCGGCGTTGAGGGCTTCTGTGTAGATGTTGTCGTAGTTCATGATGGTCTTTCAAGTAAATGCCCCGAAGGGCAGGGATTAGTTTGACAGTGCCTTTGTTTCGGCGGCGAGGATGTTGTAGGTAACCTTTGTGTGCTTAGCAATCAGCTCAGCAGGAGCGTTCAGCTCTTTGGCAACGGCAGACCATGCTGTCGTTTTCTTTTCTGGTGTGTGCTTGATGGTGGTCACGTACATAGTGCCAGCGTAAGAACCTTGACCCAACATTTTGAGTTGGTTTTTGAGGTCATCTGCCTGCTCTTGCAAAGCGGCAATTTGGTCTTCGATCAAACCGAGTTGGTCAACGATCTTGAGAGCGGTAGTAGTAGTCATTTCCAATTTCCTTTTTCATGTAACCTGCTTGTTGCAGTGATTGGGATCTTAACACGAAGTTAAAACGGTT